TTTTTCCTTTTGATTTTTGATTGATTAATAAACTGCCCACCATGGGCAACCATAACAACGCCACGCACGCACCCATTGACTATCAATAACTTATGGCATATGTGTTACCTAATAGGCATTAGGTTACAAAGGGGGTGCCGGGGGGGAAGCAACCTGGCGTCATATACAATTATATCCACCTTTTCTGAACTTTCCTAAATCTGGAACTAATGGGATTTGACGAAAACCTTGTAACCAAGTAAATTAGGTAACTAGGATGGCAGATATAGAGAATAATTACTCAAGGGAGTTATCTAGCTTTTTAGATGACTACAACTCAACGAGTGTGGATGTTGATCCTGTAGATACATCATGGATGCAGTCATCGAGCATACAGAACGATGTAAACGATGTGTTTAATGATTCATTTTGGAACTCGGACAGTTATCAGTTTGATAATATTTCCAACATCGGGCTGGATGTGGCTGATCAGACATTCGCACAGGGTCTGATAAATGATAACTATGGTGGTCTTGACACGAATCTCGGCTTTCATGGTTTAGACACTGACTTTTTATTTGATTCTGTAGCATATTACACAGACGACATTAACTATTCTGACTTTAACAATGCAGATGAGATTCAGTCGGTCATAGATGATGTCCTGGAGTTAGATAGTGGAGAGGTTGATGTACTTGAGGGTCTCGGCTTAATTGACATAGATCGGGATGGGAATGTAGCTAACTTTAGTTCTACCGATGCAATTGATTATTTAGCAACGGAGACCACAGATAACGCTGAGAACTACTCAGACGCAGAGTTAGCTGAGATGATATCTCTTCAGAATGAGCTTATTGCAGCTGAGTACACCGGGACTGAAGCTTTAAAAGTTGAAACTGATGGTAGAGATTGGGCAGGCAATAATGATGCTAGTGATTGGATAGGTGGTCAGAAAGACTCGAAAGTAGTGATGGCTGGAAATGATTTAGCTAACACTATTTCTGGTAGTAGAGATCCAAATATTAGTTTAACTGAGCAGAGAGCTTTAGATTACACCAAGAACTACACACCTGCTCAGCTAGAGGCTGGGGCAAGAAACACAGAGGCTTTATTGGCTCAGAATGGTGGTAGGCTTGATATAAATGGGATGCCAGTTGGCTATGAGAGATATGCTGCTCAAGGAATGGTGTTTACTCCTAAACGAGGTGAGACCCTACTTGGATATTTTGACCGAGGTACTGACTTACTACAACAAGGTACTGGTTTAGTTCTTAAACCGTTGAATATGGTCACCGATGGTCTTGCAGGTGGTATCAATTGGCTCGGTGAAAAAGCAGGTGACAACTTCTTGGGTTCAGGGATTAGAAACTTTGGCGGGTTAATAAACAAGACAGGTGATTATTTATTTGGGGATGGGCTGACTAGTGATGGTCAACCAGGTGCAAGAACCTTGAATAGTTTGATCTGGAATGTGCCTGATGACATAGCCAATACTATTGGTGGTGGCATAACAGGAAATTGGGATGTTGCTTTAGATGGGGCAAGGGGCTTACTTGGCGCGCCTGTAGAGCTTTTAGGCAATGCTTTGTCAGTACCCATGAGCTTGGCAGTAGACACCTTTGGAGCCGATAAGGTAAGTTTTAATGCTACTGGTAGTGGTGGCGGTGGTGGTGGTGGTGGAGGAAGTGGTAGTAGCTCATCTAGAAGACCTCCCCAGAGAAAAAGGAACCCCATAAATATGGTGGGTAATAAAAACAAAAATGATGGCAGAAACACACAAGGTGTAAAATCTGTGGGTGGCGGCACCGTTGCATACAGTGGTCAAACTTATGACATGAACACTGCCGATGGTCAGGCTAAGCTGCTTGAGAAGGGTGGGGTTTCCACACTCATGGAAGCTCTTTCAGAAGCTGGTGCCGAGAACCTGTTGTCAGATGCTCAATTTATGGCAGCTGCTCCCATGAGTATGCCACCTGGTACTGCACCTGGGCAAGGTGGTAGCAATGTACCATTAACAAGCACAAAAGCTGACAGCTCTTCACTAGGCGAAAATTTTGCCGAGAAGCAGGGTGGTGGTAATAAGAAACAAGTAGTAGTCAAAGAGGAAAATATTGAGAACCCGATAGATAGCCATCCGAAGGCACTACCTGTGCCAAATGCCCCCGACCCAAAACCTCAGCAAGAAGATAAGAGGACTAGCGGAATAAGCTTTACTGAAAATGATGCTCCTTCCTTTGCATGAAGAGAATAAAGGAGTTTCTAAAAGTAATTTATCGGGAGAAGGGCGAGCTTAGCTCAGTAGCAGTATTTTTTATTTTAGCTAACGCCATATGGAAGGTTCTTCCTTATTGGTTGCTAGCTAAGGAGATTGATCGTTTAGAGTGGAAACGCAGATATAAAGTTTGCCTCAGATGCCCGATATTCGATGCCGAGCTTAAAAGGTGTAAGCCTTTTGATAATTCAACTCGGGGGTGTGGATGCTATACACCTTTCTCGAACTTAGTTTATGAAGAATGCTGGGGAAGACTTAATTATGGAAAAGCCATCGGATGGTCTGGGTATGATCCGGAGTCGTGGCTTGAGCGTGTTCGTTATGGACAGGGAAATAAAACTCGAAGGGGATCAGTGGAGAAACGAGATTGGACTATTTGACGAACTGGAAGAGGCAGTAAAATCACTTCTTAAACTTGAAGTGAAAGCCCTAGCCCCTAAAGGGCTAGAAAATATTGATGTAAAAATAGAATTGGTTGGAAAGAAATGAAGGGCGTAAAAGCGCCCGATTACATCCGCGAGTTTCGAGCGGTTGCAGGTGGTACGGGTTGGGATATTAAATTCTTCTCAGAGCTAATGGGTTATCAAAATATCGGGCTTAGATTAGCAAAAAATGGAGATTTGCCGAAATTCGGAAGAAAGGCCGACAATGAGAGTGATGCCAGGTTATTGTGTAATGAATGGAACAGGTGGCTCAGAACAGAATCCATACATTCATCTGGCAGTCGGAAGAAACGCTCATCATCGCGGAAGTAGTGGGTGAAAGCTTCGACTGGAAAACCTTTTTTTACTTTTACGAACTAGGGCATGAATACGTGTTTTCGGTCATGCCTCAAATTAGGAGTTTTATAGACATATATGCAGAATGAAAAGAAACGTACCTCTAAAAAGAAAAAAGCCCATGAAGAGGGTATCGAAGAAAAGACAAGCCGATTTGAAAGAATACTCTCGGAAGCGATTGAACTTCCTAGCCACATTGCCATTATGCGAGGTTTGTGGAAAAGAAAAAAGCAAAGACGTTCATCATCGAAAAGGCCGAGGTAAGTACTACCTAGATGAGGATACTTGGTTGGCTACGTGCCGAAGTTGCCATGATCGGATCCATAAGAATCCGATTTGGGCAAGGGAAAATGGCTTTTTACTAGACCGATACGTCGATTAAAATCAATAATGTAACCATAACGAGCAAGATATGTTCACAGCTCATCATCTTGAGCCTCTTCGATACTAGGTTTTTTTAGCCTCCTAATATCTTCACTTGCTTGATCTGCTTTTCTGCGGGCGTCTGTTTCAACGTCTATGCAGAGGTTACGCCATTGCTCTAATGAACGTATGCGATCTTGTACTGTTACCCCAAGGGTATCAGGTGCATATTCCCCATATGTCAGTGCATATGTCATTTGATTATCAATATATTAACCAATTTCTGTAAAGTAATCAAGATAAATAGGTTACGCCTAGCACATATTTGACACAAATTTATGCAACATTTAACACATGGGTGTGTCATTTCCCTCAGTAAGACCATGTGCCTAGCTAAGGTATTTAAAAAATGACTAAAGCCAACTGCCTTTAGCAAACGGAAAAATCCTAGTGTTTATGCGGTCTACAGCCCGATTTTGTAAATTAAAAATTCACAAAATCGATGTGCGTTTTGTGAAAGCGTACGGATTTACTCATTCACATGGTTGGCATGGAACCATAAAAGGGGGGGGACTATAGGGGGGGGATTTAAGGAGGCAATGCATTGAGTAAAGTAAGTACTATACTTTACTGTAAGTATAATCATTAATCTTTTATGTTTATTGCCCTTACAATTTTTTTCCTTTCGTAAAATCTAATGAATAACGACCTACTGCTATCCACTTCGGGGTTGTTAAATCTTTTGATTCAAGCATTTCAATGCAGGTCTCAATCGAGTTTTGTGCGAAATTGTTTATTGGAATCCCTCCTAGCTTTTCGCACATAGCTAGAATTTTAGAGTAGCATTCGTCTGATACGCGAATGCCTATTGATTTTTCGGGTTTTGTCATAATGGTGAGGGATTATTAGCGTGTTAAGATCTACTATAAATTATTTTATACCACTAATGTCAATACATTATTTTCACCTTATTACACCTGTAATTGTGTTTTAGTATATTTTTTTGCAATATGCTAAATTAATCTATTGACTGAGGTGGCATTAACCGCCAAAAGGTTTCCCATGAGTGATACACAAGTGAATAGAATTGTGAAATTGAGTGACACCTATAGCCTCACAGAGGCAGCGTCCAAGCTAGGTTTTGACTCATTTCGTAGTGTGAAACACTTAGTCAAAAAAGGAGTTTTAAAATCCTACAAGACAAAGTTTTCGAAATATCAGCGCGTCCTCAAAAAAGAAGTTGAGGCACTAACAGAATTGGAAGAAGCATGAAAAATATTTATCAAGGATTGAAGGCTCCATTCGAGGAGAAGGTGGTACACTGGCGCGTTGGTCAAATGACTAAAGACGGCAAAAAAGGTAGTGCGTTAGCTTACATTGACGCGAGAGACGTAATGAAACGACTCGATGACGTCGTTGGGTTTGAGAACTGGTCTGACGATTACTACGAGACAAAAACAGGAAGGCTCCTATGTACTCTTTCTTTAAACATTGGTGATGGGTGGGTGTCTAAGGTCGATGGGGCAGGGGACACTAACATTGAGGGCGTTAAGGGTGGAATCAGCGATGCATTTAAACGCGCAGCTGTTAAGTGGGGGATCGGAAGGTACCTTTACTATCTTCCAGTCTCTTGGGTGGCTGTTGAAAATCGCAGGATTGTCAGCCCACCTAAATTACCTAAGTGGGCATTACCTAAGCCTGCAAATGAAAAAGTGGCGGATCTATCGGGATGGGAATAGTAAAAAACGCTCGAGCTTGGAAGGGTGTCCCGAAAATGTCGGGTTCATCAGTCTACGAAAACATGCTATGCAAAGCTCGCTTCAAATCCTCACAGAAATTTAAGGATTACGACACATCGGATGCAACTCAAGGAACCGAGCTGCATTCATATATGGAAAACGGAACACCTGTGGATGAGATCATGGATTCTAGCCATGCTTATATCATTGCTGAATGTCGAAGGATGGAGTCGGAAGTTACTAAGTTATTTGGGTTACGCGGGGAAGTTGTCCGCGAGGCTCGCTTGTGGTTGCTTGATCAGGGCGTTGGCGTCCTCTCTGGACAGATCGATTACTTGGAGGTCGATGGAGAGGATGCTAGCGTCATTGATTATAAGATGCTCTACGGCCAGTATGAGGAGGCTGCTAAAAATAAGCAGTTACAGGTTTATGCTACCTTGGTGATGCAGAACTACCCTCAGGTAAAACGCGTGAGGGTGGCTCTTCTTCAACCTGCATTAGGGAAGTGGACACAGGGTGTTATGCACAGAGATCTGTCGGAAATCTTAGCCGAGAAGCTGAAAAAGTTAGCTATCGAGGTTGAGGCAGAAGATGCACCCATGACTGCAGGCGCAGCTCAATGTAAATACTGCAAGGCTTTAGCACACTGCCCTGCGGCTTATAAATTAATCAAAGATGAAATTAATAAAGAAACTGATATGGAGAATATATCTAACGAAGAATTGGCTGAAAAAATGGAGCTGGTCGGGTTTATCGAGCGGTACGCGAAAAGTATTAAATCTACTGCGAAAGGCAGGCTTGAGAACGGTGTTGATGTTCCTGGTTTTAAGTTGCGGAACACTGGAAGTGTTACTTCCTTTGACGCTGTGGGTGCGTCTGAAATTCTGTTTTCTGCGAATCTGCCTGTTTCGAGCTTCCTGCAAGCTACGAAGATCTCTGAGCCAGACCTAATAAAGATTTGGGCAGAGCATACTGATCAGTCAGATAAAGACGCAAAGAAGGATCTTAGGACTCGCCTCGAGCAGGTCATGTTTCGAAAAGAAAAAGCCAAGTCTGTATCAGCAGCATGAAAGCATTTTTCATAAAATGTAACCCACCAAGATCCACTGCACAGTCATCTAAACGAGTAGGAGTAAAAAAGAATGGAATACCATTTTCGTATACCACAGCCAAAGGAAAGCAACAGCAAGCAGACTTCGCTAGTCTCCTTATGCCTTATGTCCCCGAGAGACCTCTCGAAGGCCCTTTGGCGCTTACTATTATATACAAGTTCCCTTTTCTTAAGTCTGAGAAACGAGCAGTCAAGGACAAGGGCTGGACTTGGCACTTTACTAAGCCTGATGCCGATAATCTGGTCAAAATGTTTCAGGACTGCATGGGAAAGTTGCTTTTTTATAATTCGGACGCTCAAGTTGTGGATCTTCAGATTCAGAAAATAAGATCTCAGGATGCAGGTATTTACATCTGGTTAAGGGAGGTTGATTGTGGCTAATCGTGCCAATGTAATATTTAACGACTTTGTCGAGGCTAGGCTCGAGCTTCTTTGTGACATGACGAGCCTTTCTAGACCTGCAGTGTTTCTAGCTGCTCTTGCAGAATACCGAAAAGATATTCAAGTGACTGAGCAGAAGCCTAAGAGGAAAAGAAAGCCTAGGCAGGGCAAAACCTTAGGCGGAGGAAATAAGCCCAAGGATGCAAAGGAAGTCGTTGAGTTTTTTCGCAGTAAGAAAATTCCCGAGCCTGTGGAACCTAAAGCACAGCTTTTTTACGATCACTACCAAAGTGTTGGGTGGGTACTCAAGGGAGGCAATTCGATCAAGGAGTGGGGATCATGTTTAACTACTTGGCTAAAAAACAATGCTGATTGGAGACCAATCCCCGAGGCAGATAAAAATGAGATTAATTTAGATGATTTTCTAGATTGGGCTTCAGAAAACCGAACTCCTGTTTACGAAAAATTTAAAAATGCCAAAAGCATCGAAGATATAGGGCAACTTTACCTAGATGAATACATTGAAAATCAGTAGCGACATTCAGGCAGAGGAAGGATTGCTTTCAACCATCTGCCGAGACACTTCACTCATTGATGAGTGTATAGATAGTGGGGTCACCATAGATTGGTTCATAAGTCCTTTAAATCAGGAAATTTGGACGTCCATAACTGAAGCTCCTAGAGAATCTGACATAATCGATGTAGATGTGATGCTTATGTTTGAGGGCGAAAAAAGGTCAGATGTGCAGGAGGTATTAATGAGATGTGACACCTCACGCATGTTTGGTTCTTACTTTGAGAAATGCAAAGAGGACTTTCGTAAGCGCTGTTTAATGCGCTTAGTTATGGAAGTTCAGGACGAACTGCATGGGTGTACTTCAGACAAGCTAGTGGAGAGGGTTGAGCATAAACTGACTCAAATTTCATTAAGTAGTAAAGATGATATTAGGCATGCACATGACATCGTTGACTCCATGTGGGCTGGCATACAGAAACGCATGGAGGTTTCTGGAATGTCAGGTATTCCTTCAGGAATCACGCAATTAGACTCGTACACTTATGGTTGGCAACCTAGCGACATGATTATACTAGCTGCTCGAACTTCAGTCGGGAAAACTGCGTTTGGGTGTGAGTTAGCATTGTCCGCGCTAAAGCACGACAAGAATGTTTTATTTTTCAGTTTGGAGATGAAAGCTGAAGCCGTAATGCAGAGAATGATATCTAATATATCCGAGGTTCCACTCGGTTACATCGTTGATCGAACAGCCCGGGAATCTGACATAGAGATGTATCAAAAGGCTATGAGTTGGATGAAGACTAAGAACCTTTGGATCGATGATCGAGGCTCTGTAAATTCTGCTCAAGTTAGATCTAAAGCTAGGAAGCTAGCTAGAAAGGGATTGGACTTTATCGTGCTAGATTATGCTCAGAAGATGACCCCAATGGATCCTAGGATCCCAAGGGAGCAGCAGGTTGCTGAGATTGCAGGATCAATTAAGTCATTAGCTATGGAGCTTAATATACCCATCATTCTTTTAAGTCAGTTAAATCGAGGGGCAGACGAGTTAAATCGTAAGCCTAGATTATCAGACATTAGGGAGTCAGGAGCATTAGAACAGGATGCGGATGTAGTAGCAATGCTATGGCGAAAAAATGACGACCCCCAAGAAACTATTATTTCAATAAATAAGCAGCGGCAGGGAAGGTGTGGCGATGTCGAGGTCTGCTTCGAACCAAAAATCCAAAAATTCACACAGAAACCAAGATTAAATTAATATGAGTTCATATAGTAAATCCATGTTGATGGGCAGGCTCACTGCCGATCCTATTACAAAGCAAATCGGGGATGCAACACTTTGCACTTTCTCGCTCGCAGTTAATAAAACCCGAAAGGGCGAGAAGACTGTAAAATACTTCGACTGCGAAGCTTGGAGGCAAGTAGCTGATTATATCGCAAAGTTTGCCAAGAAGGGAGATGCAGTTTACTGCGATGCCGAGATTGAGCAAGATAGTTACGAGGATAAGAATGGTAATCCTCGTACAAAGTTTAAGTTTGTCGTCACCCCCATGACATTCGGGTTCTGCGCCAAATCTAAAACTGATGAGCCTGCAGCTACTCCTGCTCCAGTTGGTGTGGCTCCATCGGATGACGATGAGGATGTCCCTTACTGATGGCTACTAAGCTATTAAAGAATGTAACTCGGGAAACCGAAGCCGATGATGGGAATGGGCGTAACTTAGTTGTTACGCTCAACCCCACCTCGGGGACGATTGACTTTAAGCCTAAAGGCAGAACAGCCAAAGCTATAGTTAGTTTACCGATCTCTAAAATTTATCAACTAGTCAAAAACGCACAATGACTGAAAAGAAAATAACTGAAGAAGATGCCCAGGAACGCTGGAAGAAACTGAACGCAGAGGAAAAAATAACTGTGATCGCCAATAATGCTATGAGCCGAAACGAAGCCTATGAACGCTTTGAGTCGTGCTTGCAGAAAATTGAGACGATTGCCCTCAAGTTAGAGAATATGGAGCTTAAGCTAGGCTTGAAGAAAGCCGATGACAAAGCAGAGTGATTACATGGGGGGAGGGGGACAAGTTCCCCTCCCTGCCCATTATACACTACAGAATTTTCAGAAGTTTAAAAAAGAGGTGGATCTAGCATTTGATCTTTTTTGGGAGAAAGACCAGATCAGAGGCTTTGATCAGGATGGGAAAAGAATTGGCACAGGTATCCCGAGGGTGAAACCTAGAAATCTGCGTTACAATGAGTACGCGCTTTGAGATACATCATCTTGAAGCATATCGATTCCTATTAACGTCTTTAAGTAATCCCGAGAATACTCACTTGGTAGATCTCGAGGAGTACGATGGATTTGGAGAATGTAGTTGCGAGTATTTTCATTTTAAACTCGGCCCTAAGTTAAAGGCTGGAAAAAAACCATTAAAAGTATGCAGACATATCAGATCAGTCAGGCAGTTAATTCAGAAGAATTTACCTTCCCCTCGGTAATCGGGCTTACCGGCCCGAAGGGCGTCGGGAAGTCAACATTCGCAGAGAAAGTAGGTGGTGAGTTAATAAGCTTATCCTCACCTATAAAAAAAATGCTAGAGGTAATAATACCTGCAAAATTTATCTATGATAAAAAGGAGGATCAGATTCCAGGGTTCCCAGAAGGAGTGACAGCTAGACACTGTTTACAGACTTTGGGGACTGAGTGGGGGAGAGCGATGCACCCAAACATATGGATCACCCCTGTATATGAAAGGATATCAGATCTAATTGCCTGGGCTAGTGCAACAGAACATAAAAGCTTCCGATGCATAGTAGATGACATCCGATTCCCTAATGAGGCAAAGATGATCCACGATTTAGGGGGAGAGGTATGGAGAATTAAGAGAGATAGCTTTGAGCCATTAGAAGATAGTCACTCAAGTGAGTGTGGATTACCAGAGGATCAAATTGATAAGGAAATAATAGTATGAGCTTATTCGCAGAAATAAATGATGACTACATAAACACAAGTTGTGTTACACATATTAATTATAGAACAAAGACTGAAGTGGATCTTTATCTAGTCGGTGGACATAAGATTGTGCTAACCCAATCTGAGGCAGAAAACTTCATGCGTCAGGTAGATGAATATGAAAAATCTCAAGCTATAAGAGACCTTACATACAAGGTTGAGGGAAGGTTAGATGATATCATAACAGAGCTAGCAAAAATAGCTGACAGAGTTTGAGGCTAGAACTTACAGAAGCAGAGTACAACCTCTGCCAAATACTAGGCAGAATGAGGAGTCTCATTAGCCGAGGCACTGGTGTGAAGGATGCCAAAATGGGAAAGCAAGATGGCTCGGAAGCAGATGTGATGGGAGCAGTAGCTGAGTATGCATTCGCAAAAAAGTTTAACTGCTTCCCTGACTTTGCACCTGAAGCTAGAAGCGGAAGTTACGATGGTGTTCTTAAGGGCAACAGGTACGACATTAAGTCATCCCACTACCCTAATGCTAGGCTATTAAGTACACTAAAAGTTAACCCTGATGTTGACTTTTATGTTTTGGTCATCGTGGACGGAAGGGCTGTGGACATCAAAGGTTGGGCTTGGAAAAAAGACTTAATTAAAAACGAAAACATAAGAGATCTCGGGCATGGCCCTGGGTATTGCCTGGAGCAATCAGAATTAAAGGTGTTTCCAGAGTAACCTATTTAACTTGATTACTCCCATTCATGCATTTAAATTATCAAAATGGGAATAACATATAATGGGGTAGAGGTATCAAGTGTTGTCTTTAATGGGACAGCAATTGATAGTATGGTATTTAATGGGCAGACAACTTTCACATCTCAGACAGTTGAACTCAGCCAGGTGGTTCCATCAGGAGGAGATTCTAGTAGTCTAAGTGGTGCTGCTGATGGAAATCTGTTTTTAACTAACACTTTAGCTGCAGGACAGGAAGCCACTATACTCGAGAATCAGTATGCTTCTGAGATTCTTGCAACATCTTACTCAATATCCGGAATTTCCTATACTGGCGGAAATGCAGTGGTTGAGCTTCAGTCAATTATAGACGACCCAGCTGCATCCTGGGAGACAGTTGACGTTTTTAATGTAATTTCTGGCCCACAGGATTTCAGTGGCACAATTAACACTGCAGCAAAATCATTTAGGATTCAGGTAATCAGTAGTGATAATGACGGTCAGTTAGCTATTGACTCTTTTTACATCGGAGTCACCGAATATGACTCAAGCGACCCCGATACAGCCTCGCAAACAGAGGCACCTTCTGGTGGGGAGCTAACATCATCCGAGACTCAAGATAATGTATTTTTTAATACAGTTGTATCTTCAGGTTCTGCATTTGATATTTTGAAAAAATCTTACCCTGAGAAAGTTTCCTTAACAGGATATAATATCACAGGGCTTTATTTCTCGGGTAGCAATCAAGGAGACCTCTCGACTGCCTCCCTCCAGGCAAGTGATGATGATGTAAATTGGAGCATTGTTGCCAACTTTAGTCTTACCGATGGCACCCGAAAAGACTTCTCTGACACTAATTTAAATATAGAAGCTAGATACTTTAGGTTAAGAATGTCTTCTTTTGTACAAAATGGTTATGCTTCACTTGACTCACTTCAACTGAATGTTCAGCCTCTTTCATCAGACGTGATTGATGATGTATCAAGTCTAGTGACTGAACCTGCAATTAGCGAGGGTCTTGGACAAGCCCTAGCGATCAACGACACTGAGACTAGAATTGCAATATGTGGGGGGCAACTTGGGAACGAGAAGATTGTCATTCATGAGCTTAATGATGGTGTGATCGGTAATCAAATAGGTGGATATATTTCCTACTCACCTTTTGATTCACCTGGTGGAACTTATGGTTTTGGGAAATATGACCTTATTAGAATTTCTGATGATGGGCAAACGGTTGTCATTGTTCTTACTAACCTAAAACTTTACGTATATAAATTATCCGGATCCCAGGAGTGGCAACTTTTCGCAACCCATGCCAACCCAGCTAACGACATTAGCTCACTCTATATGAGTCCGGATGCGTCCGTGATTTCGTGGGGTGATCCTTATTATGGTGGCTCCTCTCAGGGTAGGGTTAGTTGGGTGCGTTCAGATGACAGTTATACAAATGTATATTATGTACAAAGAACCCTCACGGATGATCACCCCTTTGAAAATTTTGCTTTTGATTATTATGGATATGGCAGTCTTAATGGATTTATCCACGAGGGCAAACAGTATTTATTTATTCCTGCCCATGGGAATGGTCACAGCGGCGACACTGCTCGGGTGGATGGTGAACGAAGAGGACTCGTGGATCTTTATGTATCCAATGATGGAAATGCTACATTCACATTGATTAAACAATTTGTGGGATTAGATTCACCCGATACTTCTAATGAGCAGATCGGTTATGGTATTGCAGCAAACTTTGCAACAAATGGTAATCTTGTCGTGCGTGTATTAGGTAGCAGGTTCAGTGACGCTAGTCTGAATGAGCATATTTATGAGACAGATCTTTCTGACACATCTAGCCTGCAGAATCATGTTAATACATTTAATAGGTCATCTCTAGTAAGTTCATTCCTCAATTCGAAGCAGAGAGGAAATTTAGTAGTGGACTACTTTGATTCTACTTATAGGCGATTGAAGTTTAACCCGGACGCAACAAGCATTGAGGATTACTATGTTGTGGAACAAACTATTCTAAATTTAGAAGGTTCTGGTGAAGGCACTAGTTATGAGGCTTACGCAATTCTTAGTGATGGAACCATGTTCTATGGATTTGATTGGGCTGCACGCACTGCTGGTGGCGTAAAAAAGTATATCCCACAGTCTGCTCTGCCCATCCCTAGTGGCCCCCAAAGCGCTGAAATAATACTAACCAACCCAGTTAGTGAAAATTTAGCAGCCAACCAATCTAAGTTTTCATTTAATACTATTGGGGTAGCTGATGCCCCGGAACTCACAGAGAGTACAACTAACGCACCATATAAGCAAATCACTTTTTCTTCAGAACAAGGCTCTGAAATAGGAGCCAATGATGGTAGTGGTGGATATTTTAGGGTTTATCCTTATTCGGGGACTGCTGATGTAACAGGGGGAGTATTTGAGTTTAATGGCTTAGGCCCTACTTCTGGTATGGGTGGTTTGGTTGCCACATTGTCTGGATTTTCTACTAACAGCACCACTCAGTACTATGGTCGTGCCTACTCTTTGTGGGTTAAGTTCGCAGATAGCGATATAGGTGGGGTGACTATCGATCCAGATAAAGCCTCAATGGTTTTCGCTGACGCCATTTGGCCTAATGGAGAGAATAACGCTGCTAACAGTGGTTCTTATTTGATGCAAAGCACTATTAATAATATTAAGTCAAACATCGACCCCGAGCAGGTTATAGCTACATATTATTCCCCAATACAAATGCTTGCGTCAAATGGTAGTACAGACACCGATGGAAATTTTTACTACAGCTACGCTGTCACAACTCCGATAAAAAGGAAGCACTTCCCGGATGGTAATTTTGAGTTCAATAAATGGTATCATCTAGTTTTTACGAATGATAACACCAACCAAACTCAAAATGTCTACATCAATGGTGAATTCCGTATAGGTTCAACTCATACTAGAACAGACAAGTATTTTAGGTATACAGACTATCGACCATTTGAACTTGGTAGAAGAGCCTACTACAATTATACTGGTATGGAGTTTCAGGGTTGGGTGGGTCAGTTTGATTACTATCTTAACGGCGGCGAAGCTTCTCCACTCTCTGAGTCTGATCCAGCAGCGATTTACAATGCTGAGGTTCCTTACTATAACTACTTAGAGCAAAATTCTGGAGGGCAGAATTCTTCAGAAGCAGTTTCAGGCAATACCTATACTGAACCTTTAACCCTAGGTAGTGGTACTAAAGATTTGGAAATGATTTATGTAGAGCCTGGTACCTTTACTATGGGGGATGTAGGGGGGAACAATGCAGAGCCTGTTCACAATGTCACCCTGACTAAAGGATTTTATTTAGGTAAATACGAGGTGACCCAGGCCCAGTACGAGGCAGTGATGACTGGGATAGAGTTGGGGCCGGATTGGTCGAGTGCCACCCCGAGCCAATATGGCGGCAACCCGGACCGCCCGGTGGAGGCGGTATCGTGGAACAACGTTCAGGTATTCCTTACCCGCTTAAATGAACAGCAAGCTGGCAATATCCCTGATGGTTGGGAGTATGCTTTGCCTACTGAGGCTGAGTGGGAGTATGCCTGCAGGGCAGGCACGACCACGGCGTACTCGTGGGGGGATGCAATTTCTTCCACTGATGCGAATTATTATTTTACCGTTGGAGAAACTACTGATGTGGGCCAGTACAGTGCCAACCCCTGGGGCTTTTTTGATATGCACGGCAATGTGTATGAGTGGACGGCGGATGCTTGGGGTAGTTACGCAGCAGGTGACCAGACCGATCCGTTCAATGTCGGCGTAGAAGGCGATGAACGTGTCATTCGGGGTGGGGGCTGGCAAACTTTGCCTGAGTTCGTGCGTTCGGGCAACCGCTACAGCGACGTCGCCAACAAACTTGCAAGCCACATTGGCTTCCGTGTCGCTTTAAAGCAAATTTCCTAAGTAGTACTTAGGGCATTATATTAAAGTAATCAACGGCATCCTGCTTTCTTGCAACAGAAGAGCAGTAATGCCTATGGAAGGTTTTGTAATTTGAATGCCCTGTGTACCGCATGGTTTGCTCCATGCCCATTGTGAAGTATGCATAAGTGCAAAATGTGTGCCTCATGGCATCATGTGCGATTCTGCCAAAATATCTGCGCCTAGCAATCCGGTAGGCATTGTAGGTGTATGTTTTATTAATCCCATACTTTCTTAACCAAGTTAATAAATTATTAGGTAAATCATGTAGTACACGTGTCGTACGTAGCTTAGAATTTGCGCCAAGGATATAAAGCTTCTTTCCTTGAAAATCTAAATCCTTACTTTCAATTTTCAAGGACTCGTAGGGTCTAACTCCTGCGAAAAGTTGTATGGCTGTTCTGCCTTTGAACTTATCGGGCATCTTATCAAGTAGATCCTTAGCCTGATCAACTGACAAAATCTCAATGGGGTTCTCATCTTGTAAAACCTCAAGGATCTTAACATTGGTAAACTTTCTCTCTGAGCAGAAACCTTGATCTCCACACCAGTTCAGAAAGCCACAAACATCATTTCTATGACCGATTCTAGACCATCTGCCGTCGAAGCTTTCGGCAAATCGTTTGACGTCTTGCCTAGTGATTTGGTCAACAGTTTTACAATCTGTCCAATTTAAGAAGCTAGTGAGCCTAGTTTTATAGGTCATCAAGCTAGTGTTTCGAAGGTTCCTTTGACCGCAGGCGTCCATATACATGTGGTATGCATCGACAATGCTCACATTGTCGCATAACCCATTAGCCTCGTGAGGCTTATGAGTGGTGGGAGATGGCAGATTCGAACTGCCGACCTCATGCGTGTCATGCATCTTTCGGAACCCCCAAATCTTCAGTGAATCAAGGAGTTTTCTCATGTTGTTACTTAATATATTTGTTTACACTTTGTATTCCCAATGTTAGTATGTGGGAATCAAATCATGAACGATGCGGACATTTTAAATCAGGTCGAACCAAAACTTAAAGAATATTACTCTACCTTTCTTCTAGTAGGTTTTAAAGCAGACACTGGAGAGGTGAGTTGCATAGGTGATATGGGATGCCCTAAAAGTAAATTCGATGAACATAGAAAGTTGAAGCCGATCTATAGAAATATTGTGCGGTTGGTGGAGAAGGAAAATGAGAAAAATACGTAAAGGCTGGGCATGCTTCGATGAGTTTCCTCCTATATTTGTTAGGCTATTAGCTCGTGAGAAAATTAAAAATAAGAATGGAAAAACTAGTGCAGTAAGGGTTTTGTCTGACGAAGAAATAGCCATTAATGCTGGTATGGATGTTCAGGATATTAAGTACATATCTAAGATGCATGATTGGGCTGATATAAGTGTGGGTGAAGCCAAGAAGTTTTGCCAAGGTTGCAACTTTGATCTCTTCGATTGGCAGGTTCGAAATGGAGCTTATGCACTGGCTTCAAATGGTAGCTTTGCTTACCTAAGATCTAGCCCTGATTGGATCAAGAAGTACAAGCCAATGCTAATGGCTTTTTTCAATGCCCAGACGGAAAAAGTATAGTACTGAAGAGTTGGCAACTGCAATGCGCCGTAACGACGGCAATTATGCAGATGCTGCTCATGAGCTTGGTATTACTGAAAAAAATATGCGAGAGCGTGTACGTAAGGATCCTCGCGTTAAAAGTATTTGGCAAGTGGCTGGTAATCAAGGTCATGCCCCTAACGAAAATGAAATACTAGTAAGAAAGGATCCTCCTCCTGCACCCGACCATAAAGAGTTTCTAGGTGCATTGAAGGAGAATGGTAAAGAAGATTTCTTGAATGAGATTGAGACCATGCTCCACAATCCTAATAGCATTGAAAAGCTAAAGGTATTTCAGAACCTCAAGGGTGGCATAGGGCAATTAATGTCAAATGCGTTGGATGTCACGCAGAAGATAGCTATTAGGCAGAACATGGCTTTATTTGAGGTCGGGGAGAAACTAAGGGACGATATATCAAGTGGATCTCTCGATGCCGAGGAGGAGATTTTACGTACCAAGTTGTTTCTTCAGACTACAGAACAACAAGGTAAGTTCTACGATAGGCTTTTGCATGGTCTTGATTTAATGATCAAGATGTCTGAAAAGGATAAAGTTAAGGAGAAAAAGAAGCCTGGATTTAGACCTTTAAAGGAGATGAAAAGTGCCACGGCTGAAGAAGATTGATCCTAAGGCATTTCTTGATGCATTCTCCGAGGAGCAAGAGGAGCAGCAGGAAGATGAAATATGGTCACCATCTCTATCGGGATCACAGGATGAGCTATTCCATTCTACCTCCAAGTATATATTGGCATATGGGGAGAGAGCATCAGGTAAAACTTTCGTCTTAGGTGGACATAAGTTAGTACGCCACTGCTATGAGAACTTTAATGCTTTAGCGCTAATTATCGTAGGAGTTAAGTCTCAAGCTACTCAGGGTGGTGTTTGGCATAAACTCCAGACTGAGATACTTCCCGAGTGGAAGGAGGGACTAGGGATAGATTATACAGATGAAAAAATGGACTTACAGAAAGCTCCATACATCGATGTACAGAATAGATATGGTGGTTGGTCTAGGATATCACTTATGTCTGCTCCTTTTGGTACTATGCTTATTGATAGAATCAAGGGCTTTGAGCCTAGCTATGTGTTCGTGGATGAGCTTACAAACTTAGACTCTCCTTCCTACTTTGAGGCTGTGGTACAGCAGTTAGGTCGAAGACAGGGGATTGAGGGGATTCAGCAATACTGCGCTGCTTGCAATCCTGATGGCCCTTCTCACTGGGTATACAAAAGATTCTTTGAGAGTCCTATAGATGAAGAAGGTAATTACAATAACGATTACCATGTGGTTCATGTAAAGATAGCAGAGAACGAGAAGAACCTCCCTGAGGGTTATTACAACCGAGTCATGGAGGCAGTCTCGAACGATCCTATTGAGGCAAAAAGAATGCTCGAGGGGCAGTGGGTGGATAGACCATCGGGCGACGCTTTATTCGCTCCTTACTTTTCAAAACCCCTTCATGTAAAAGGAGATGCGAAAAAAGGAATCGTTCCAAACCCGAATTTCCCTATAATTATTGGGTATGATCCAGGTTCAGTAAACAACGCAATGGTCTTCATGCAATGCTTAGTCGGTAAAGAAAAAAGTATATGGATAGTTTTTGATGAACTAGTATTTATAAATCAGAAGATACCATACACTAAGATCATTCCGTTGTTATACAGGAAGATGAAGTATTGGAATGAAAGGCTAGAGAAAAAGATGAAGTACATACATATTTCTGATAACTCAGCCTTCAACCAATATAGGGCAAAAACAGGATCTTACGATGTTAAAGACTTTGAAGACATCTCTAAAGAAAAGTGTGAAGTATTCGGAATGGATCCAATAAGGATGAAAGCTGCACCGAAGTTCCAGGGGTCTGTAGAGGGTAGGGTTAGGCTTCTTATAGCAAAGTTAGTGCAAGAGGAGATTTTAATCTCTGCTCAATGTATAGAGGTTGTAAAGAGTGTTAGGAATCTAGCATCTGAAAAGAGCAAGGATGGCAAGTATGACCCTTCGCTGGCAATGAAGCCCAAGCGGAGTGTTTACATACACACATTCGATGCTCTGACTTATCCAATAATGTTCTATGATGTTAGACCAACAGTGCCTCAGGTAAGTGTTGGGACATCATCTGTGGTGGAAATAAATGCTTGACCTTTTGTAACCCAAAAGATTAAGTTACACTATGCAAGACATCATACAATTTGCAGTTGCCGATCCCGATGTTTCGGAACTTTTCGAGGGTATTTCGGCAGGTAGTAAAGTCACTCTTACCTTGGATGTAACTGTATCCGAGATCGATGATGAGAGATTCGTAGCAACCATCGATGAAGTTCACGACAATGTGAAGTTTGATGATCTCGAGATAGAGGACGAGGAAGACTACGAAGAGGAAGGAGAGGAGGAAGAAGAAGAGTACGAGGATGACGAGGACGAAGAAGAGGAGTACTGATAATTACTCCCCTGCTAGTCTACTCATCCAAGCCCACTACAATAACGTTGGAGTCAATAAGGTTTGGAACAGGAATCGCATACAGCGTCTGATCGGTTATTTAAGGATCACCGAGCAGGAACTTGTATCCCTACTGAACACAACTTCAAGTGCATTCAAGGCAAGTTATTTAAGAGGGAGTGTAACAGGCCCCTGTGCATTACTCCTGACAGTTCTCGAGGCAACATACATGAACGAGTTCATTAAGGACTCAATACCCGACATATTTAACTTCTATGGTTCATCCAGACATACTGAAAGAGACAGGGACAACCCAAGCGAGGCTTAGGGAGGTTTTTACTTGTAACGATTCATCCTCTAAGGATTGGAAGATCAAGGAAAGACTTACTGATCTTGTACGTAGTAGGGTTCATGAGGGTATTTATAATTCATGCAAGAATCACTCTTTGTACCTTGCTGTTGATTTAGCTTGGGACGACCTTCCTATAAATAAGTTTTCGGTTCCGTTATTACAGTATGCACAGGGAAAAATCAATGTGCAGCAATGTGCTACAAAACTAGAAGGCATTGACTCTGCCTTAAGTGACAAGTTTGTGGAGTATGACGATGAGGGTGGTATCAAAGATATTAACTTACTTCGTCTATATGAAGTGAGTATCTCCCTTATTAGGTCTTACATAACTCGCCGCGTTGCAGCACAAGTCAGCAGATTCAGTAACCTCTACCCATACTTCAAGTACGATGCTAGAGGAACAGATATTCCGTCAAAGATTCGAGCGGAAGTTTTGTCGCAACGCGTAGAGATGATGACTGAACAGTTTGGCTATAGGCGTAAGTTTGAGCAATCCATCCGAAATATGTTCATGTATGGATATTCTTTGATGTTTCCGGCAGAACCCTGGACAAGAGAAGTTCAGTGGAGAAAGGATCAGGATGGAGACCTTGAGAGTTATGTAGAGAAGGAAGGAATTGACTTTATTATACCACATCCAACAAGGACTTACTTTGATAGCTCTGCACCACTTGCAGCAGTTAACACAAATCTTGGCCCGAAGTGGATTGGTTATTGGGATATAGTGAGGTACTCTGAAGTTAGAGATTGTGGTGCTTATTGGAATTTAAATGAGATAGCTTACACTAACTCACTCCATGGCTTAGTTAACACCTATAGGGACTTTTTTGACCATTATTTTCATGGGTCTGTTTTATCTTTCCCGAAGAAGTCAGATTGGTTTCCATTAGCAAACGACAGAACCTCGCAGAAGGGTCTGTATGCTGGTGAGGACGAAGATAAAGCTATGTTCCTTTCAACTATCTACATGAAGCTAAATCCCAAAGCTGAAGGGCTAGGTGACTATCCTTTCGAGTGTTGGTTGAAGCTAGTAGTAGCATCAGATGAAACCATAATTCATGGTGAGTGGATGCCATCTATTCCTGCTGTTTATGGTGGTATTAATCAGAATGACGATAGAGTTGCAAATTGCTCATTTGCTCACGATTTAATGCCCTACCAAGATCAGATGAATAACATCGTGTACTCCATGCTTCACCACATGAAGATATCTATGTTTAAGGTGATGATGGTTGATCAAGATGCACTAGATGAAGATGTGAAAGAGTACCTTGCATCTTCTTTGGCAGAGGACAATTTTTACCAAAAGCCAAAGGCAGTATTTTACTCGGGATCTCGTGCAGCAGAACTTGGTATAGACACCAAGAATATCTTAACAGTAGTAGATGTTTCTAGGGAGCTAGCACAAGGGATTAGTATGTCGCTCGATTCTTTGTTCAGATTACTGAATGTAGTTGAGAGGATGATGATTATGTCACCTCAAGAGCTTGGTCAGCCAGCTGAAAGAGAGATATCTGCAACTGAGGTTAGTGAGATGGCTAACTCCACCAATGCTATCTATTCATTCATATCTCAAGGGATTGATGATATGAGGTCTGCCACAAAGAAGATGATTTATGAGCATCTCGTGACCTGCTCAACAACTGAATTTAATGTACCAATTAAAAAACGATTCTCTTTAGGTTCCATAACAGATGCTGGTCTAGAGATTGAAGATACAGGTGATCAAGACGAGAACCCCAAGGGTAGAAATATAATTGGGAATCCAACCAACCTTATACACGAGTATCTGTTTACCAACAGGGATGGTGCAGAGAGGGTACAGAATACACAAGCTGCAGGAACCTTGACTCAGTTATTCCAACAGATTATGTCAATACAACCCATTGCCGAGGCAATCGGAAAGGAAAGGATTTTTGATATATTAAATGAGATCTTTCGCATGTCAGGGGCAGGTTATGACTTAAACCTCGACATGGATGAAGCTGATCAAGAAGAGGATATTTCAATGCAGGACGAGCAGTTCCTTGCGGAATTAAAGCAGAAGATGCCACAGATAGAGCAAATGCTTATGGCAGTGATGCAAAACATGGGTGGCGGGCAACAACAGGGACTTCCGGCCCCTGCTCCAGGAGGACAGGCTCCTGCACCAATGCCACCCGAGGGGGGTCAGCCAATTCCTGCAGGACAGCCACTCCCACCAGTAGCATAATTTATGAGCGAAGAACAAGTTGAGGAAGCAATAGAAGAAACGTCGATTGAGGAGGCTCAATCAGAAGAGGTATCGGATCAGGTGTCCGAAGAGTCGGGTAATCCTATTTTCGATGCTTTATTCAAAGCAGTAGAGGATGATGAGCCTGAGCCTGAGCCTGAAGAAGAAGTGGTTGCACCTAGTTCACTTCTGAATGCTTTAGATAGAATTGAGTATGATGAGGGTGACCCCACAGAAGAGGAAGCTCAGGAAGATACTACAGAGGTAGAGGAAGCTCCAGTTGCCGATGCTGAGCCTAAGAAAAAAGTAAGGCGCAAGAAGCGAGTTATTGATCCTGAGTTTACGCAAAGTAGCCCCCCTAAATCCACTCCAGAGGTTAAAGAAAATTTATCTAACCTCAATAAGGATGAGCAAGAGCGTTATCATTTAGCAAAGTGGGCTTCTGATAATATCGATGGGTATGAAGGGAAGCATAAGCAGTACTTAGATTTTTTTAACAAGCACTCTGATTATCTTAATAAAAAGCTCCAAGAGGATCCTGATGCAGATTTTGCTTCTGATGAAGAATACAAAAGGTTCCTTTCTATGAATCAACCTAAGTTTGATTTGCAGTTAGTTAAGGAGAGAAAGATAACAAGTGATGCCGAAGCCCGGGCTTTGGAGAAACTAAAACCTCAGCAAGAGCAGATTCAAAGAGAGATTAAAGCCCTAAGGAATGAACCTTTAGCAAAACAGCAAAAATCAGAAAAGAGAAAGTTGATTTCTAATGCTATGCCAAAGGAAGTTATGGATCTATTCAGGAATAATCCGAACTACAACAAAACTCATGGTTTGGAGGCTAAGATTGTAGATCGTGTTCTTGGGGATGCATATGGAATGATTGATGCATTTTATGACATTGCGAATGAATTAACTGACTATAATCCCAACGATCCCATGCACACTAAATTATCTAAATGGATAGATAGTGAGCAGACTGCGTTTATTAATAGTGGAAAAACCAAAAGAAATGGTAAGCTATTTGTTCGCAGAGAAAGATTTCCTCAAGTTCCAGAATCAGAAAAGTCAAAGTACTATACTTTTACTGATGATGATATTATGAGTATCCTAGCTAAGAGAGCTAGCATGACTGTCAATCAGCAGATTAAGCAAACTCTCAGTCAACTAGAGGAGTCAGGGTTTAGGCGGAGTACTGCAGTACCAAAACAAGCTGAGCCTCAACAAACATCAGCACCAAGGCTTAGTCCATCACCTCGCCCTGGTGCATCTGCGCCAACAGCAGAAACGAAAGCAGGCAACCCTGTTCTATCCCTTTTGGGAATGTAGGTTGCCTTTTTGGTTATCAATTAGGAAGCATACTCGCGGTGCTTCTTGTATAAATTCAGAAAATTTATGAAAAACTGACTTTCTTTGGATTTTTTCTGCTATTCTATTGTTACACATTAATCTTAGTAACAATTAACAATGGCTAACGAAATCTCAAATTCAGGACAATTTACCACAACAGGGGTACAAAATACACAGATGGCTGCATCTACTGCATCCAATGCAGGTTCACTGATTCCAGGAACCCAAGGATCTGGTTATGATGCACTCCCTAGAATCATTAAAGTCGACAGCTCAAATGGCTGTACCCTTACCAAGGCTCATGTAAAAGGCTTAACGCCTGCTGAGTTTGAAGCACTTGGTAATAAGGAAATCGACCTAGCACGAGTTATTGCATCGGCAGCTGAAGCTAAAACCTTAGGTGTCGAAGAGCGTGGTCTTGCCACACTCTTAACTTCCTCGGTGCAAAATATTAAACCTTTAATTAATAAACAGAACATTGCTGAGCAATCGATTATTCTGCCATACATTCAAAGGCGTCAACGCTCTGTAATTAATGCTAACTACTTCGCTATCGAAGCAGGTGTAGCTGCTATTGCTGCTGATCCATACGATCCTAGCTTCTCAACACAAGCCGGAGATTTTAAGGTGACTGTTAATCTTGGTGGATCTGATTGGGTTTCCCCACTTCAGAGCATTGAGCGTTACTTCCTTCCTGGTGGATATGTTATTGTAAATCACTGGACTGCAGCTGGAAGTGGCATTGAAGTTCAGTTCATGATCGTTGGTGCAACCAATGCTGACGCTGGCGGAATTGCAAAAGCTCAAGTGATTCTTCGTCCTACTGGTAAAGAGGTTCCTGCGAACCCAGCCAATTGGGGAGGATTAGCACAAGCAATTAAAGACAATTACGAGCCAGAAGTTGGTATTCTTCAAACTATTGCGAATAACATCAACGACTACGAACACTGGTGTAAAAACCAACCAACTGACTTGAGCGTACGCTTGCTTGTCAACTGGTTGCAGACCACTCGTGAGTCTCGTGAAGTTAATGATTCCTACAAGAAAACTCTTGAGGCAATCATGTCTGGTAAAGTTAATCCTTACTTGGCTTCTATGGAATATCAGCCTCTTGCAGAGCAAAACAAAATTGCTTCCAAGATGAGCCAAGACCAATGGACTCGCTCAGTTTGGTATAACCAAGCTCTCAACGATGCTCAGAAGCCTGAGACTTACATGCAACTCCCAGGAGTTACCGATCCCGAGGACACCAACTGTACACTCGAGTACAAAGCAAATGCTCTTGGTATCAAGTCTCTCCTTCGTGAAGGTAATCGTGTTAAGGATAATGGTGGAAACAACTTTGATCTCGATCAATTGTTCTCTGACCTTTATTACCTCAAACGTAACCGTGAGCAAGACGGAGACACCATTTCGGTGATCGACGCCATGACTGATCGTCTCACTGCAGCTAAGATCTTTGAAGCATTTAATGCTTACTACAAGACTCGCTATGGCTGGGAAACTCAGCGTAATGCTCAGATCAATCAAACGATTGAGCATAACGGAATCGTTCTCTTCAACTACAATGTCTATGACATTCCAGATGTAGGAGTTCAGTTCGCAGTCTTCCACGATCCAATGTTCGATGACTTCTTGAATGTAAGTTCTGGTCAGAAGTATCTTATCGGGGGTTCACGTTCAGGTACTGATGTATTTGCAGGAGCCGACTTGGCTGCAGCACAATCAACTAGCCGTATGATTTGGATGGTTGATTGGTCTGATGTTAAAATCGGAATTGCTGGAACCAATAGCGTAACTCGCACTCAGCCTCATCCTGAAGTTGATCGACTTTACAGCTGTCGTATGGATTCTGTGAAACGCACCTTTAATCTTCGTTCCACCAAGTGGACTACGATGTTGGATCGTCCTCACAGACACCTCATCATCGAGAACCTTAGTGACACTGTTCAGTTCACCATTGGTGGAGTGACCTCCACGTTCTAAGGATCACCTAGCCTTCCACATCTCACATCACTCATGACGGCGGGAGGCACTGCGTATGCGGGGCCTCCCGTCTTATTTATAAATTATGAAATTAATATTTGAGAACTCTAGTATATCCTATGATGGATTTGACTCTTTTACCCCTGTTCTCGTTGGAAACAGATGGCAGGGTTTAGCAGAAGTTGATAAAAAGCTAGGTGAAAAATTAGTTAAACTCCCTGGTGTAACTGAAGCTAGCGATAGCGATTGGGAGTACTATAAAAAAAAATTGAACGAAGAGGCGGTAGCCTACAGAACCTTCGGCACAGTTCAGCAAGATCCAGCAAAAAATCCAAATGCAAACTATGTGGAGGAAGCTGGAAGCCAAGCACCTTCCAATACATCGGATAAGGAGATTATCGAGGTAGAGGTAGAGGATGTAGATCCTCCAAAGGAAGAAGAGCCTGAGCCTGCTCCAAAACCCAAAAGGGGTAAGAAGTAATGGATCAACACACCGCAGTCGGAACAATCGGCTGGGTGACTGCTTGGGGACTGGCAGAGTTCCATTTAGTAGCAGCAAGCGCTGCAGCAGTCCTCACTTGCATATACATGGTCTTTGCAATTCGACAGAAGATAAGGGAAAGTAAAAAATGAACACTATTTCATTAGATTCAATAGGTAGGCAAAAGCTTACAACTGGTTCCTTTAATCAGCCTATAGCATTAAGTGATGGTAGGCTAGTTACTATGGAATACCCAAGCTTTAGCGGAGTGTTTGAAGCCCCTGGCGGTGACCTTCCTTCTATCCAAGCTAGAGGCTTTAGGTTAAATGCTTCTGGTGGTGCAGTAAATGTATCACAAAAACAGATCTTCTTCTCTAAACATTTCGATACAGACCTTGAGGGAATTGGGATAGACTCACCTAGCTTAGCTCTAAGTCTAGAGCAAGATGTTACACCATTGGGTCAAAGTCAGATACTCAAGCTAGACCATAGTGCTGCCACCGCTGCGTACCACACGATCCCTAATGATGTAGGTACTAATGGTTTGTTTTTTAGGATCTACTTTAAAGTCGATAGTTTAGATGCCGACCTTCAACCAATTGGTCTCTATACAGTATTTGATAGTATTGATATCAACTTCCCGGCTGCTGCCATTAGAATTAAACCTAATTTAGATATAATTGTTCGCAGGGGCTATGATGATCTAACTGTAGCAGGATCAGGTAAGATTACTCTCGGGGCCTGGAATCGAGCTACTATCGTAGTTAATGGATCAGACTTTACTGCCACAGTAGAGCAGGCAATTGGAGGAGGATATAATAACTTATTTACATCACCCCAATACACTTCATCTGGAGCTGGTCTGCTTAGTGAACTTTCTGGTCTTACTGAGTATGTAGTAGGTATATCATCTGAGGGTAATGCCTCTCATTATGTGGACACACTAGAGGGATACCTAACGACAGGTCAGTCTGAGGTCATAAGCCCTGGTCAGAGTTATCAATATTACTGTGCTAGATCTTTAGATGAATTCAATGTAACAGGTGCTTGTACAGGATATTTTTGGAGGTAGTTATGGCTACTGAGGTTGGCGAAAATGTTCAGGTCAAAGCGAACCTCGCTTTTATGGCGAAGGTCATCGTAATATGCGGCAGTTTAGTCTGGGGGTATAGTGTGGTCTGGAACAAGCTCAATGCTCTAGATTCAGGTTTAGATAGAGTTCAACATGAAGGCACTTTACTTGGGGATCTATCTGCTAGAATGATGCATATCGAGAAGTTTGCCGAACAAAGCAAAAGTGACCTAGAGCATTTAATGACTCTGCAGGATGCACCAATTACATCTGATTATCAACAGTTCGAGCGTATTAAGTACCTAGAGAAAGAGCTAGATAGACTTAGGTATGTGGTTGATCAGATGAGTCCATTTTTTCAAGTGGCTAGATAGATGTTTGAATTAATCACAATGTTTTTTACTGCTGGTGGGAGTGCAGCACTGGGTAGTGTGCTAAAAGGGGTATTTGGCGCAATATCCGACTCCCGCCAGCAAAAATTTGAATTAGAGTTAGCAAGGGAGGCACGAGGTAATGATTTCGCACTTAAATTTCAAGAGCAGCTTAATAGTGGTGAAGGTGGCATGTTTACTAGGGTTACACGCAGGTTGCTCAGCCTCATATTATGCGGCACCCTCAGTGCCGTCGTTATCCTTTGCACCCTTTTCCCAAGCGCAGAAATCATCACCCTTACCAACCCCACAGGAGAAGGAGCAACCGAAATCCTCTTCGGACTCATCACCTTCCCTGCTAAGCAGTCCCCCATTATGGTCACTACAGGCTCGCTAGCGAGTTACTTCGTAATTGTTTTGGCCCCCATGGTTTTAGGATTTTATTTCACCCCAGGAGGTAGACGATGAAGACTTGGCAGGAATTTAACGACTCAGTTAACGATATGCTTTTGATCGATGGCCTAAGGAGAGGGCGAGGTGTCGAAAGGTTTAAAGACCGAATGATTGTTGCAGGAACAAAAGATCTACAAGGATTTATACCTGCATATATGGCTACACCAACAGAGCGTGTATTTTCTGAGTCAGAATTTGAGCTACATAGTGAGGGCAATTCATCTACCACTGAATTTGATGTGGATTTCGCTAGGGTTTTAGATTTCAGAATCAGAGTCCTACCAACCGAGGATAATCCATCTAGTGTGTTTTACAAACCTAACCTATATGCAGGTTATGACAGGCATGTTTTAACTTCAGGAAATCATTCAAGGAGAACTCCAGCATACCCTGGTAAAATTGCTTTTGATCGGGGGTTGATTTATTTAGCTCCACCTATCCAAGAGGGAGAGGTACTTAGCATTCTTTATAATTACGAAGTTCAGTATAAGCCACTATTTGAATGCTCTGCAGATGAGAAAGCACAAAAGACACCATTTGGAGACGATGCTGCGCTTGCCGTACATTACTTTGTGAAGTATCATTTCCATAAGGATGTTAATGATGATCAGAAGCAAGCACAGGATAACTACAAGAGCTACACTCAAGAGCGTAGAAAACTGCATTGGAAGATGAAGGAATTTATATCTAACACAGACAATGCAACCACACCTGCACTCCCCGAGGATGGCTTTATAATTGGTTGATATGTCAGAGACTAGAGTACAGTTAAAGGCAAGGTTTTCATCTGGTCAAAGGATTGGCGAGTCGGATTTTGCTGCACTTATAGATTCCCTAGCTCATGCTTCAGAAGATTTAACATCTAACCTTTTGGCTTCAGGTGTTGCATTAACAGAGGTTACAAGTGATCTATCTGACCTCACAGATTATGCCGAGACACTAAGGAATGAGTTCGATGAATACAAAGGAACTCACTCAACAGAAACTCAAATCAGAGATTGGGATGATGAAGTTAGTGCTGCCTTATCCACTGCATTAACAGAAGCAGTAGCAGCACTTAATGTTGTAGATGCAACTAATTCTACTGCAATTACTGATCTTGAGACTGTAGTTAGTAACTTAGATACATTAGTTACAGGCAGATTAACTGCGATAGAAAACGAGATAGCTGGTTACACCTTTGCTAGTGATGCAGATCTAGCAGGTGCAGTAGATACTATTAATCAAGCTTTAGACATAAAGTCTAATATAGATCATACTCACCCAGAATACTTAACTGCAGATAATATTGCTAACTTTATTACCATGGCAGATATTCCTGATTATGCAGATCGGGATCACTTCCATGTAGTAGCAGATATAGTCGATCTCGAGGGTGCATTTACAACAGAGGATGAAGTTCTTGCGTTAATTGATGAAAATAAACTTCAAATTGATATAGATGCCCTTATTGCTGATGGATACTATTCTAAGGGTGAGGTTGATCAGAAATTTATTGTAGCCACTTGGAGGACAGATCAGATCATTAATTTTGATAATGATGTGACTGTTTTAGCAAATGCAGCTGCACAAGTACAACTTGCTGATGCCATAGACATCATCCGACAAGAGACTCAGCAGGACTTGGACGCACGTGACGCTCAAATGAGGGCGGACTTTGCAGAAGCTGATAATACTGTTAGGACAGACCTAGTTGCAGCAGATGATCAATTAAAGGTAAATTTTGAAGCAGCCGATGCACAGATAGTTACAGATTTTACTGCAGCCGATGCACAAGTTTCTGCAGATTTCGCAGCTGCTGATGATGCAGTCCGAGCCGAGTTTGCAGCTGCTGATGATACTATTAGGACTGAGTTTGCTGATGCAGATGCTGCTACTCAAGCCAACTTAAATACATCCTTAACTGCAATTCGAAATGACTTTGGTGCTGCAGATACTACGATCAAGGAAGCACTAGAAGCAGAGGATGCAAGCATTAGATCAGATTTCACTTCAGCAGACACTGCTATAAGTAATGCATATCAAGCAGCAGACACTGCAAATAAGGATGCCCTAGATGCTGTTGATGCACAAATAAGAGCAGATTTTGAAGCAGAAGACGCAAGTATCCGTACTGACTTCACTACGGCAGACACAGATATAACTAATGAATTTCGTCTCAAGGATACACAAATGCAGACTGCCTACGAGGCAGAGGACGCAAGTATTCGGGAAGACTTTACTGCAGCAGACACTGCAATAAATGATAACATCACACAACTTCAGAGTGATGTAGGAACTCTTAATAATAACTTAGCTCAATCAACATCAGATTTAGATACGAATCTAAAAGCATATACTGACCAAAAAATAACTGATTTAATCGGTGGTGCTAGTGCTGCTTATGATACCCTCAAGGAGATACAAACCTTACTAGAAAATGGTGATACTGCAGCTGCAGTATCTGCACAACTAGGAGAGGTGCAGATGGAGCTAGGTGGGGCATTTACTGAAATTGATAATATTAGAAAATGGTTAGGTAGAACTGCAGATGAGCTTGCTGCAGATGTTCCAGAGGCATCACTGACTAGCCCTGCTTCAATAGGTCAGGACACAATACAAGTAGATCTTCAGTCTATATTTAAGGTAGGTGATGAAATAGTTATTGAGCCTGGAACTGCAAATTCAGAAATAGCTATAATAAAAGAATTTGGCTCATTAGTTTTAGTTGACCCCTTAACAAAATCTCACCCGAATGGATCAAAAGTAGTCTTAAGGAATCCGCTTATTTCTAGCATAACATCTCTTTCGGGGGCAAGTAGTGCATCTCAAGAGGAGTTAGATGCTTTAGTCTCCTCTGTTGAAACCTTATCAGCTTCAGTTACAACTTTGCAGAGTGATCTAGCTACATCAAATACTACCATTCAGACCCTACAGGATGATCTAGCCACATCAAATACTACAATTCAAACCTTACAGGATGATTTGGTAGCTGCAAACACCTCAATTACTACTTTAAATGATTCCGTAGATGCTGCTAATGCAACTATAACTACATTGCAGACTGACCTCGAGTCCGCCAACACTCTTATTGGAGACCTCCAGGATCAAGTAGCGTCCTTGGAGTACCCTGCTACTAGCTACTTCTCTAGGTATTATGTAGCTGATGGGTATGAAGCAACCTACGAAAGCGGCTATTATACTGCATCTGGATATTACTCAGCTGGGTATGCTTGGCCTGGCGAGTAATGGCAAGGGCTACAAATCCATATAGACACTATTCTGTCTTAGTTAGTGACGGCGGTAACCTTGTGTCTGGTAGTAACTCTCAGGACACTGCAGGGGCAGCGAACTATGTTGAGAAAATAAACTTCAGAAGAGAAACAGATGGTGAGGTTAGGAGGGAAGGGTGGAACCCTATTGAATCTAATTTCACTGATGTATCCAAAGTGGGTACAGGGAATGATCCGATAAGACTACTATTTCAATTCGAATCTGAAGGGGATAAAGTCCTAGTCTGTGCTTCCGGAGACACCCTATATAGGTTTAGAGAGAGTTCCAATGAATGGGAAGAGATAGCCTATGACCTATGCAATATAGATGGTCTTTACCCCAATAGCCCAGCTACTCAAGCAACAGTCGAAAATTATAATCTAAATGCCAGGAGGTGGGAGGCAGTAGCCATTGATGGTTATTGCATAATTAATAATGGTGTGGATCTCCCTATGATTTATAGAGGCGACTGGCCATGTGCATTTCCTATGTTTAGCTTAAGAGAGAGGGGTATAGTTAGATGCGGAACTATAGCAGAGTTTGATGGTCGATTATTTATTGGAAATGTTGAGTATTTTGATGAAAATATAACTCACAACTTTGAGTACTTTATGGGGGCATCTTCATTTCCTTATGGGCTGCCTGAGTTATTTAACGAATATGATGATTATGTAACTACCTATACGGTACCGCATATGGTTGAGTTCTCTGCTTGGAGGCTTGCAGATGATCAGAATGAAGCAAAGGCAGCACCTTATTTATTCGGTCAGACATATAAGGGTAAAGTGTCTGCAATGAATGGTTCACAGTTACAACAAATAGAAATTGACTATCCGTTGGGAGGTGCAAGGGATGTTGACGAATTTTATGTATCTGCAGTTCATAACCCATACTTCTTCATAATTGATCCTGATGAAGTAGATTATACTCATTCAACCTTTATTAAGGATGACAGTATAAGGATGAGCATAACTGATTCTGCAGGAGTAGTAAAAGTATATGATGCAGATATAGAGTTAATACGTGCAGATTATGTTAATGGTAAGACCACAATTACACTTAGGGATGCATACAACAATACTGCTGATGGTGTATTAACAAATACAGGAGATCCTCAGTCTGGTAGCTCTGCAAATATATCTATAGGCAATACTGTGGAGTTCATATTGCTTAAGGAGCCTGATACATTCTCTGATGATGCGAGGATTGTTAGGGAGTCTGCAGATTCATTCAGCTTCCCTGATGATGGAACTAGCATACTTCGTATGGCTAAGTTATCTGATAAGCTTATGGTTCATAGGGAGTCGGGCTATTTATCTATTAGTAGAGGAGATGAGTATACTGCATTTTACTACGAGGAGCGGTATAAGGGAGAGCGGGTGGCAGACTTCTCGCACACTGTGGTGAACATAGATGACAAACAGGTATTCATGGGCTATAATGGAGTATACTTTATAACCCTAGCATCCACGGAACCCGAGCCTTTCACTCCACTAATGATTGGCCCAGAAAGCTGGAGGCTCATTGGTTTTGATGAAACCGAACATGTGTACTCCCAGGTTAATCCACTGACCAATGAGGTGTTCTTTATATGCCCAATAAACTTTAATGCTAATAAGAATACCCTTGATATTGATTATGGTGTGTTAGCTTACGACATGACGCATAGCACAGTGTCACAGATAGATAATGCATTTACTGCTATGTGTACTACTCTACCTACAAGTAGGTTCCCTAGTCGTAGATTTATTATGGCAACTCATGTAGTCCGGCAAACACTTGACTTAGGTGGGGTAAGCTACTCATCACCGAGATATATAGACTCTGAATTAGCCAAGACAGATGAGAGTACTAGGGGGGGAGTAATAGTTAGGTATGGTTATGGGTCTCGTGAAGGCGACTCAGCTCCATTTCGTGAATTTACTAGAATCGGTGAAGACTATGAAAGTAAAATAGTTTTTGGCAAGAATGACTTCTCGGATAGATTTTCTGAAAAGAAGTTAAGGTCATATGCATTACATATGTCGGACATATTTGATTACTCTTCTTACATGGCAGGTGACTATGTAGAGGGGGCATACGGATATTTAGATACTGCAGTTGTAGCTAATGTTAAGCTTTCCACATATAGCACCACTCAAATCACAGAGACTGAGGAAATCATTGAGAAGCTAGAGGACATGAGCAGTGAGGTTATGATTCCAACATATGCTCAAGGCAACTACTACCAGGATACAATTTCTTTAACAGGAGTAGGTCAGCCATTTAAGTTTATTGGCAGGACATTTGAGGTTTCAGGTGTAAGGACTAGACACACATCGGAGGTAACTAGCGATGCCGCGTAGAAAGCAAAGCTCAAAGCCATCCTATGAGATCACAACATCATTTGATGATGTACAGCTCGAAAGATTAGCGGAAAAGGTAGATCAAAAAAGTAATGAGTCTGGATTAAGATCACTCATAACGGATGCAGTTAATGGTCTCAGAACATACATATCAAAGATTACTCTTGGTGCATTGAATGATGTTACCATAATAAACCCTCAGCAAAACTCTGTACTGCAGTATATAGGGGGTGTTTGGGTAGCTTCAGGCTTGGATGCAATTGACTCGATTGATGGAGGATTTGCTGATACAACTGACTATAGGACAGATGATGATATAGATGGAGGTTCAGCATGACTTATAGAAGGATACAGCTACGTAGAGATTCTGCTACTAACTGGCAGACAATTAACCCCTCTCTGCTGCAGGGCGAGATTGGATTGGATCTTACAAATAAAAGGATGAAGATAGGTGATGGGTTTACATCGTGGAACGACTTACCGTATGCAGATGACATACAGCTGGATCAAATTCGACAAGAATATGGCAATGAAGTCACTTTCGAGTTAAATTTTGATCTACATAAAGTGTAACTTAATATAATATATAACTCATGGCAGCAACAGACATACTCGGAAAGATAGGCGAAAAGCTCGGAGCAGAGCATAAGCAACTCACAACAGACCTCCAAGCTACATATGCTACAAAAGTAAGCTTGGGCAACCTTAAGGATGGCACAGATAGCTTTAGTGAGCTAAGGGCAGACTCTGCTGAGATCGGCAACCTCACTGTAACAGGCACAACCACTACTTTGAATACCACCACGGTTTCTGTGGAGGATAATATTATCGAGGTTAACCTTGCTCCTGAAACTGGTAATGCTACAGCAACCACAGGTGGATTAGAAGTAAACCGAGGAAACGATGGGACTGGCAATCCACTTGATAAAGCATCTGCTATATTTGATGATGCTGATGATAAGTGGAAGCTTCTATTAGGTACTGCTGCTGCCGACTTAGTTGTAAGTTCGCTCGAGGGAAATGTTACTGGTAGTGTGACTGGTGACCTTATTGGTGATGTTAAGAATACTGATGGCACGGTAGTTCTTGATAGTGGTGATAATAGCAATGCAGCCTCATTCACTGGTAACTTAGTTGGGAATATCTCTAGTGCGTCCGGGGATGTAGAAGTCAGCCCAAGCTCTAGTATACTTGTAGTAAAAGGTAATGGGTCTGACACCTCAGGTCAGATCAAAGTTAATTGTCATGCTAATACTCATGGGCAGACTATTATGTCTCAACCTCACTCTGAGGGAGTTACAAATGTTTTACTTTTACCTGGTGGCTCAGACTCCACCCTAGTATCAGAAGTTGCTTCACAGACTCTTACGAACAAAAGTCTAACTAGTCCAACAATCACAGGTACTGGAACTGCTGCTTTTTCTACCATTAGTGGTGCATTAACAGGAAGCGTTGCTGCAGCTGCTAGTACAGATATCACAATAAATAATGTTGCACTAGGTGACTATGCAACATTCGAAACAGCATACAATACTGCTAAGGCATAATGACAGATATCCTAGCCCAGATCGGCAACAAGCTGGGTGCGGAAGTAAAGCTTCTTCAAACCCAAATTGACGGCTTATCGGGGGGTGGAGGAAATGACCATAATCACCCCGATCCGACAGATGACTTCACAGAATTAAGTTTTGTGGATGGGCTTCTTAGTGCGACCACTACTTATACAGATTCAACTAAAGCTGTTACACTAAGCAGCAAGAGTTTTACTTATACGGATGGAGTGCTAACTCAGATTGTGGAAAGTGAGTCGGGAGCAGTGCATCTGACTAAGACACTCACATATGACTCAGATGGCAACCTAGAGTCGATTACAAAGGATTACGCATGACCTGGACTTACTCAGCATCAAGCCATGAAACTGGCAATAGAAATGTACTAAAATTAGAAGCAGGTACTACAGAAAATAATCTTAGTGGTCTAGTGGGTCTAACAGGAGTCACCCATTACATAAACGAAAATCACATAGATGTTTATGAGATTGCCTCCGATACACGAGTAGTGATTAACGGCACTCTGTACCACGATCCAGACACTGAGATATTAATTCTACATCACACAAATACAGGTCTTAGTAATAGCACCGCAACAACTGCAATGGGGGTTAGTGGGACAAATGCGAACCCTGCTTTTTATTATTATGGGACTACTAGAACTAATTCAACAAGAGGCACATCTACCAATTCGAAAAGCACAGGTTTAATCTTTACAGGTGCTAGGATTTCTAATTGGCATCCTGCAGATGCTTGCCTTAGCGGGAGTGGAAGTAATTCCACCTTTGTTGGGAGGGGTGGAGTTATACTAACAGGTAGGCCATGCACCGGATCAATGAATCTTGATGTTATCGGTACTACTTGGCGGGGAACTACTAGCTCGTTAGAGTGGCGTAATCCATTCGGTAATGCCAATGGTTCATTTAATGGCACATTTGATGGAGTTGCGGTTTTGCTTCCTGCATTTAATGCAACATTTAATTTTGCAAACTCGTCTATTGGTGAGGTTATAAATCAAGGTGTAATTACTTACCACACGCTTCGAGAGTTTGATGTCTCGCAGAATATTAACGACTATGACATCGGATCGGATGGATTGAATAATCAATCCCATCGTGAATACGAGGTTATAAACTCCGCAACAGGTTCAGATGTTGTGAAGATGTGGAGAAACACTAGAGGCTCAACAGGTCAGCGTGGTGTAGTCGTTACCAAGAAGGAAGTTTCATTTAATTTTAAGGATGCTAGCGGAACCGCAATACAAGGCGTAGAATTGTACCTCGAGGACAATCCATCCGCATACGCTAAAAACGCAATATTCCTAAAAAGTAAATCTAAGGATACTACCAACGGATACACTGCATCAGGTAATTCACCAATTACTAGAGGGGTGGTTAATTCTAATGGTGATATGGTTTATGATTATAGCACATCCGAGGTCTACAATAAAACTTCAGATGCAAGCGGTAATGTAGCAAAATTCGAGGTACTGACAGGCGTACAAATTCACGAGTACAACACCAATGATGCAGATGCGGCCACGATCTACGGAATGCATATCCATAACGGAACATGGAGGGTTAGTAGTTCAGACTTATCTTCGCCTTCTTATTCCGATTGGGACACAGCTAACTTCGGTAACTTTTATCGTGTAGACCGCCGTTCAGACTCCAATACAAACGCAGATGATTTCACCTTTAAGTTTTGCTCATACGGACACTCATTGTCCACCTCATCACAGGCATTAAAAGGGCTTGGTGAACTCGCTGTTAATTGGGTATTGTTTGACGATTTGCTCATAACAGACTCTAGGGAAGATGTAGATGCATACACAGAGATAGATAGCGCAGAAAAGTTTTATAATGCAGCAAAGGCATACTTAACTGATAATTACGCAGGCGAGGTTAATACAATAGTAAGTAGGGATGGTAGTACTATTAATGCAGGATCCTACAATGTAGTTATCGATGCTAATGCCACTAATGTATTTAGTTTTGATGGCTCAACAATAACCATTAAGGCTTCAGTATTTGAGGGCAATATAACCAACACTGGTACTGCCCAAAAACTTAATGGTGCTATTGTGGTAGGAGCATTTGGTGGAGAGACTGTATTGAGGTGGACTGTTAAAAATGTTGAGGCAACTACTCGTATTCAGTTGTACAACTTGACTCAGGATAAACTAGTTGTAACTCAGAAGCTGTCAGGAACCCCAGGTGAATATACTGATGCAACTGGGCTTTACACCCAAACCGAGATTGCAGTTAATGATGTTGTTAGGCTTAGATGTACCTGTGTTGTTGGCGCGCAGGCTATGCTTCCAACGGAGATAACAGGGGTTGCGTCTAGCGCAGGCTTAACTTTCTCAGTTAGTCAAGAACCTGACCTTATATATAATAGTAATGGAATAGATGGAAGTCAGGTAGGAACACTTTCTGCAGATTATGTTAATCCTATGGGCGTAGATGTTTCCGACCCCGATGGATCTGCAAGTGTAAGAGAAATTTACGCATTTTTTGTATATTCTACAACAACCGAGCAGGGTGTTGATTTATGGTTTAATGGTATTCGAGCAATCGATGCTGCTAACTATGTAATCAATACTGCTAATGCTGACATACTAATACAGAATACAGGTAGTAACGCAGTGGTTGTTTCAGGTGGAAGACTTTACCGAGATGATGATGCTTCTGTTCTATATGCAGAAGATGGAGATAAACCTATAAGCATGGACACTGGAGGCATGGTTGCAAACATTCAACCCCAGCTCGAGGCAGTCCTTAACTCTAACAATAAGATAGATGGCATATCTAAGAACAGTGGGCTTGTCCCGGCACTCCTTTAAATCAAGCATCCTTTTGCTTGCCGTTTATTGTGTAACCAAATAAATTAAGTAACATGAGCATCAATCCCATCACATTTGGCGTTCCAGCCTATGACCCTGCCTTCACAGTAAGTAGTGGAGACGAAGATAATATTAAGTTAAGATCCAAGGAAACTGCTCCTTTGAGCCATGAATCATTGGATGAAAACTTTTGTAACCTTGCCAACAAGATCAATGAGATCTTAAACACTGGCATAACAGAGTTAACGATATCATCTGGTAAAGTTGCAGAGGGCAATCTAGACCTCGCAAATTATGCACTAGCATCAGATCTATCAACTGTGCAGGGAGATGTAAGTACACTCCAGACAGACCTAGGTACAGCTCAAACTGATATCTCAACTAATGCCACTAATATCTCAAGTAATGCTACTGATATTACAGCACTAGACACTCGGGTAGGCACAGCAGAGTCCGATATAACCTCATTATCAACTACTGTTGGCACTCAAGGCACAAGCATATCAGCGAATACGACTAGCATCGGTGGTGTTGATACTCGAGTCACTGCCATCGAGGCTGATTATCTTACTTCTGCTAATTTCAGTTACGACGCCAATACAGGTCAACTTACAATAACAACCACTGATTAACGTACCTGTTAGTTAAGGGCGATGGCCAGCGTTAGTCTAACAGAAGCGCAGCGAATAAAGTTAGCTGCGATATCCAATGGTGGCGGTCTTAATAGTGCTGCCGTTAAGTTGGGTCTAGATCCTATAGATGATAATGTAGTTGATAATCCAATAGATAAATGGATGCGCTACCTAAGGGACAATCCTGATGTAAAGGCTAAGATTAATAGTCAAGACCAGAGGTGGGTTAGAAATGCTAATGGTTATATT